TCCACCGCAAACAACTTGCAAGCCTGGCCGGTCGCCGTGAAGGTGATGGTGTTGTTGCCCGCCTCGTTGACCGTGGTGGCGCAGGTCACGACGCAGTTGCCCACGAAGGTCTTGCAGTAGAGCGTGAGCTCCTGGCCGATGAACGATGGGGCGGCGAGAGTGCGGGTTTCGGCTCCGGCGGTGGTGAGGGCGACTGAGCCAGAACCCCTTACGACCGAGATAGCTCCTAATGCACCTGGATCGATAGGCGCCCAGCCACTGTTCCGTTCTAGAACGTTGTTGGCGTATACGTATTCTCCCGTTCCCGCATCGTTGAAATACACGGGGACGGCCCCACGCAGGATGTTGTTTGAGATGCGATTACCCGTCAGGTTGGCAGGCTCTACGAAGTAGAGATCGCCATCCTGAGACTGAACGGCGAACCCCTCCACCACACAATCTATGCTGCCGTTGTAGTTCGCCAGCAATATGCCCCAACCACTGCCCGAAACCGTCGGGATATTGTAGATGCTCCCACCCCTGATCGAGCAGGCCGTGTTGCCCACCAGTTGCAAACCAGCAGGATCGCTACCCGTTTTGCCGGTGGCGGCATCATGGACGCTGACCAGGTTAGATGCGGTCAATCTACTGCAAGACCAAATGACTAAATCAGCTAGAGTATTGTTAAACGACTTGAGATTGGAAGCTTCCGAGTCGGTCATCGAATACATCCGGATGCCCGCAAGGCTGTTTTGATCAGCGATGAGATTGTTCAATTGAGACTCAGTAGCATAAAGGTAGAAGCCGTCGCCGCCATTGAGGTCGGAATAGAGGGACTGGAACTGGTTAGCCCCAGGCCCATTCCAGTAGAATCCGTGATTACCGCAGGAGTAAGCCCGACAACCGTAGGCTACAATCGCCTTAGAGGGGGTGATGGCCCAGAATCCATAATCCTTCGCGTTGTGAACCTCAACGTTCTCGATTCTGTGCCGCTCACCGGAAACGAACTTCACTCCAGAGCCAGCAGTTTGATTTCCCTTGTTGCCTTGAATCTGGAAGTTGGAGAGCGTTATGACATTCTCCGCGCTGAGCTGGATGACATCAACATTCGAGGAGTTCGCCAGTGTTATAACAGTGGAGAGGGGGCCAGCCCCGCGAAGTGTGCACGTCTTGTTCGCCAGGATCGTAGTGACGACAGTGAAAGGCCCCTCAGTCAGCTCCACTGAGCCATTCCCAGCGGCGTCGATGGCAGCCTGGATGTCGGGGCCGCCGAGCACGTAGTCGGCCTGCGCCTTCCGGAGATCGGAGGCGGCGGCCGAGGCGACGACCTTCGTCGCGCTGCGGCCTGTGGGCATGGCGGATACCAGGAAGTCCCGCAGGTCCTGGGGCGAGATCTCGCCTGCCGTGTTATCGGGGAAGAGGGCCTGCAGGGCCGCAAGCTGTCGGATGGTGTCAGCCACGCTGGAACGCCCCCTCGATCTCTCGCGTCGCCTTCGCCAGCTCCTCCGGCAGGATTTCGACCAGGTGTTCCGCAGCCTGCTCCATGAAGTGCACGCCTTTTGTGCCGCGTGTCTGGAACTGCTTGGCCAATATCCATCCCTGGGATTTCGGGATGCCATGCCGGGCGGCCCATTCTTTCACCGCAAAGCCGGAAAGGCGGCGGCCGCCTGGGAGACGGCCCTGATCGATGCGGACGGCCTCTGGAAGGTTCGTGAAGATACGCGCCGACTCCGGCATTTCCCCAGGCGAAACCCGCGAGCCGATGGCGTTGGCCAGCATCTCAGTGTCGCCCGGGTGCGGGTGCGACTTCTTCCGCGCTGTGTTCCGGCCACGAAGGATGAATCCCTTCACCCACGGTCGGATCGGACCCTTCAGCTTCGCCAACTTCCGGGCGATGTCCTGCGCCCCACGGAGATGGTATTGCAGCATCGAATCCGCCATCAGACCAGCACCCTCGCGCGGTACGGGTCCAGCGCCTGACGCACGTCCGGGTCCAGGCCACGGTGAATCTCCAGCGTGCCGATGGCCGGTGCCACGATGGTCGTGGCGTCCGCCGTCTCCCGGCGCTTCCATAGCCGCCCGGCCCACATGAGCGCGGCACCGACGACGGCCTCCTCGTAGACGTAGCGGCGAATCACGCTGCTGGTGATGTGCGTTGCAGCCGTCGTGCCGTTGACGCCGCGCACGACGGTCAGCGTGTTCGTAGTGATGGAACTGATATACATCTGCTCAGAGTCCACAAGGATCGTCTGGCCGACGGCGAAATCCGTCCCGGCGGTGACATCGACGCCCGTCTCCGAGGCGTCCAGTACCTCCGTCGTCACGCTCGCCACGAGTTCCGTGGTGTTCGTGTACCCGAACTCGCCCACGATCTGGACGCGGCGCCGGCCAACGGGCCAGGATGAGATCAGCGTGCTCTCGGGGTTGATGTCGACGCGCACCTTCGGGGTGTCGTTATCCGGCCACAGCCAGTAGTCGGTGTTCGCGGTCAGGCTGATCTCGTACGTCCCGTCCCCGTCGTCATCCGCCTTGAGCGTCGTGACGGTCAGCAGGTCGTCGGGCAGCCAGAGCGTGCTCTTGCCGTTGCCGTCGTAGACGTGTGTCGCCAGCTCTGAGTAGAAGTGCCGGTCGCAGTAGTCATCGACCCGGCGGGCACCATCGTTCAGGACCCGCAGGATTTCGGCCGCGTCGGTGGCTACGAGCGCCGAGTCATGGACGTACCGCCGCGTGAACATGGCGACATCGGCGTAGAGGTTGGGCACAACTAGCGGGCTCCTCGTGTTGTCTGGTAGTCACCTTCGGGGCAGGCCCATAGGCGGCGCTTCTCGCTGTATTTCAGCGGCTCGCCATGCTCAGGACAGGCCAGGATAGGCGCGGCCTTATCCTCGGCGAGCATCTGCTTCGCCTCTTCTTTGATAGCGATCAGTTGGGCGAAGCTCATGCCGCCACCACGTTTCCGTCCGTGGACAGAGGCCGCCACAGCGCATAGAAGTCGATGTCTCCAGCTGTCAGGTCCGCCGTGGTGATCTTGAACAAGGCATCCTGGCCGGCGGAGATGATGACGTTCTTGGCGTCAATGTCCACCACTTCCAGCGTCGTTGTCGGCGTGGCGTCGTGCCATATCTCGTTCAAGATCAGCGCCGTCGCTGTGGCCTGTGCGATGAGAGCCGCCGTGTCACCGGAGACGCCCAGCTCAATCGTCGCCGCGCCACCAGATGTCAACGCTTCTTTACAGACACCGAACACCCGAAGCAGCACGTCACCCGTAATGGTGAAGATCGTGTACGAGCCAGCCGCCCCGGTATCGTCCGTAAAGTTGTAGTTGCCACGGGCGATGCGCTCCGCCGCTGCTGTGAGGTCAGGCATATAGGTCATTACGCAGCCGCCGAGATGTAGGCCCCCTCCTCCAAGGGGAGGTAGAAGATGCTCCAGGTGATGCCACCCGTGTCAGCCCCAGTCTGCGTAGACTCGATGATGAGTCCCGCCGTGCCGCCATCCATAATCCAGGGCGACACGCTGTTGCCGAGGACTACAGTCGATGTGTGCTGTCCACCAGCCATCCCCACCGCCACGGTAGGGGCATCGCCACCGTTCAGTAATGCGCCTGTCTGCCCAGTCACAACATAGACGGTTCCTAGGGCATCACTGGTGATCGTGGTCGCCGCCGAAATGGCGATAGAACTCGCCTTCTCGTTAAGGGCCACAGTGGAAGCCCCGCCGTCCATGACGGTCGTGACGACGCCATACATCAATGTGATGAGGCATTCGCCATAGACATTGAACAGATCGTCATCAGCGGTCAGGACGCCTACCTTATCCACTCGCACGCCGATGTTGCTTTCACGTAGGGCGCTACCGAGTGTGTAGTTGCTCATCTGTCATACCTCCTGCCCCTGCGGGGCACAGGAGGTGATGCCGCTTCCGGCATCACCTCCTGTATCTCTTCTACTTCCTCCGGCACCTCCACGACCTCCGGCACCTCCACGACCTCCGGTTCCGCCTCCACAACCGGCGCGGCGGCACCGAGGGGCTCGAACTTCTTGCAGCCGCACTGGGTAGACACTGTCCCGCCGACGGACGGCTCGAATCGCATCCGGCGGAGGGTGCACCGGCCGGTGGTGTGGTCAGCCCTGCTGTGGTTACACTCGCAGATCGAAGCCATTACGCGTTAGCCGCTCCAGGGTTCAGCAGGTTGGGTAGGTTGGACGGGATGCGCTGCACCTTCAGCCCCCACTTGATGTAGAGGACGCACCCCAGCTTCGTCGCCCCAGGCTGCGCGATGTTGAGGCCAACGTGGGTATAGCCGTCCGAGAGCTGGTCCGCCGTCACCTCGATGACGCCGATCTGCTCGAACTCGCCAGACGTACCCGCGCCGCCGATGTCCGAGATTTCCGATGCCGCCGTCTGCGTCACCAATGTCCACGTCTCGTCGTTGTCGAGCGCCAACTCGGACTTGTGATAGTAGTTAGTGATGATGTCCAGGTCGGCGGTCGTACCGCCTGTGTAGGCGGTGTACTCCTGCAAGTCACAGGGGATGTCGCTAGCCGCCGTCCCAACGCCGGCGAAGATCACGAAGGTTATCCCCTCGCAGTCCTCCATGCTGATGCGCTTGCCGGTGTTGGCCCCCGTGTTCAGGTTAACGGGAGTAATCCCGGCACCGATGTCGAACAGCCGCCCCAAGGCTCCTATCCGTGTCGTCATTTCAACCTCCTATGCCCGTCCCAGGAGGGGGTTGATTGCCCCCTGAGTCTTGGCCCCGGCAGGGGGTTTATTGCCTGCCGGGGCTGGCTATTTTTGTTATGCCCTTGTGGCCAAACTGATGAACGGCGACAGAGTGCTGCCGGCCTGCGGGGTGATGGCCGACTGAATCCAGCCGCGTCCGTCGACCCGCTCGATGATCCGGTAGACCGTCTGGTCCGTTGTGAACTGCGCGTGAACCGAGGACTCCGCCCGCATCTGCTGGCGGTCGCCGATCAGGTAGTAGCCGAAGTCCAGGAAGTTGATGTCGCCTACAGTGCCGATCGTCGGGCACTTCTCCGTGAAGATGACCGGCCTGCCGAGGATGCTCATGGGCGGACCCGCAGCGCCGTTGTTCAGCCAGATGGCCGAGCCGCCGGTGCCGACCGAAAGGCTCATCGTCGCCAGTTCCGGGAAGGTGTTGATGTTGCACACCCACACCGCCGAGTTGAGGCTGGACGGCAGCATCCGGGCGTACATCTTGACGACATTCTCCCAGACAATCGTGCTTGCGAGCTGGCCCGTCTCCTTGCTGACCTCAACGATCGCCGGAGAGTTCAGCACGCCCAAGGGCTGGCCGACGCCATGGCCGGTCATGAACGCCGTGTCCTCGAACCAGGCAATCGCCGCCGGGAGGATGGAGTCGATGAAGGCCGCGAAGCTGATGATCGAGTCCTGCAAAAGCTCGTTCGGGACGTCGCACCGAATCGCCAGCTTGGAGGCGTCCAGCACGATCCTGCCGAACCGCGCCTCGGACTCGGCCAACGAACCCCCTTCTTCCGTCCAGGATGCACTTACACCACCGAATACCGTCGTCGCGTGGGTGGTGCTGTCGATGGTCGGGAACGGGACTCGACTGGAGTCCATCGGGATTACCCGCGCCCTAGGCCGAACGATGGCCGTCTCCAACGCTACGCGCAGGAGCTCGGAGCGCAGGACTTCAGGAACCAAAAATCCGCCGCTGGAAGGCTCGATCGAACTGTAGTCGGCGCGAATCTTCCGCCAGCGGTCCACACCCGCCGGGTTCTGGTGGTAGATGCTCTGCAGGAAGTCTGCCGTGTCGGTGAACTCCTTGTCGAGCGCGGCGCCGATGGCCCGGCGGCTGTAGGCGGCGCCCTTCTGTGGGAGCTCCTTGAGATTGACGGTCACGTCCGGGCGCTCAACGCCGTTCTCGATCATGAACTGCTTCATGCCCTTCTGAACGCCGTCGTCGATCATGCGCTGGATGTCGGGCCGTGCCTTGTTCACGTTACGGACGTAGTTCTTCAGGAACTCGGCCCGCAGCTCAGGGTCGCCGAAGACCTGGGCCGAGCGCTTGTCGTCGGCCAGGAACTCCTGCATCTCCTCCGGGGTTTCAGGGACGATCTTTACCTCGACCGTCTTGGCCTTGTCTTCAGCCATGTCCTCTGTTCTCCTTTCCCATTGGGACTGGCATATCGCCCGTCGTTGTGGTGGGTCGTATTCCTGCATTACGTCGTCGCCCATGCAGCGGGATATAAACTTCTTCTCGCCCTCGCCCTTGCGGGGCTTCGGGATAGGCATTAAACACCTACGTATTCCTCTTCCACGACGATGCCGAAGATCGCGTCCGACTCGCCCTCGACGATCTCGTCGAACAGCGCCGCGTAGTCGGGCGGCGCTGGGGGTTCGGGCTCCGGCTCCGGGTCGGGGTCGTCCACGATCTCGGCCTCCAGAAGCGCCTCGGAGTCCATGCCCTCGATGCGGTCCGCAAGCCCGTTCCTGACCGCCGCCACGTCATCAAACCACGTCTCCTCACGCATCTTGGCCCGCCACTCTTCCACCGTGCCACCAGCCCGCGAGGCATAGATGGACGCGATGTTGTTGGAGTTCATGTCTAGCACGTCCGCCATCCTCCGCATGTCGTCCGCTGGCCCCATGACTAGGCCGTGCGCGTCGTGGATCATCATCTGGGAGTGCGGCATCATCGTCCTCATGTCGCCGGCCTGGACGATGAAAGACGCGGCGGAGGCCGCGATGCCGTCAACGTAGACGTTGACGGTGGCTGGGTGACGAGCGATAGCGTTGAAGATAGCGATGCCATCGAACACGTCGCCGCCGGGGGAATTGATTCGCAGAGTTATCGTGCTGGCCTTGATGTCACGGATGGCGTTGATGAAGTCGCCCGCTGTGACGCCGTACATCCCGATCTCGTCGTAGATGACGACCTCGGCCTCGGTCTGGGAGAGGTTGGTTATTGAGTACCAGCCCTGGCCTTGGCGGTCGGCTACGGCGCGGGCGGCAAGGATGGCGTGTAGCCTCGGCAGGTCTGCCGTGGGCTTCAGACTCGTAAATTTCTGTTCCATAGACTCCCTCGCAAACGAAAATAGCGCCCCAGAGGGACGCTATGGTCCGCGAAAGAGCGCTAAGGCTCTGCGATATTCAGTTGTCAGTATTATCGGATTAGCGGTTCAAGTTGTCAAGAGAGGGGGATGGCCGGACTACAAACTCAGATTTGCAATTCCGACACCATAATTCGCCGCCGGCCTGGATATTCCGCCCAATCCCACGGCTGCACGTCGGGCAGCGCGGCACGGCAACGATGGTGTTCACGCTATCCGGCATCGAGGCCCACGATAGCGACGCCGCCATCTCCTCCTTCATCGGCATCTCCACCTCCGACTCCTCGGCGGGCATCGGCATCGGCTCCGGCTCGGAGCACAGATCATCGAACTCCACCGGCTGGATGTTCGACGGCACGAAGAACGTCCCTTCCTTGATGTCAGGATCGCGCCCGATGGCGTCGCGGAACTCCTCTAGGCTGATCGCACCTGCCTGGAAGTTCTCACGCTCCCGCTTCTGAATCTTGTCCACGTCCTCTTGCAGCGCCTTGATGTCGTCCAGGTCGAAGTAGACCTCATCGATTCCCCCGAAGTCGGGAATCAGCGACAGGTTCAGCACGTCGTCCAGGTCGCTCAGCATCGGGGCCATCGTCACGTCCCACAGAACCTGCCAGTCGGCCCGCTTGTTGGCGTAGGAAGACGACTCGTAGCCGATCAGCAGACCCAGGATGGAGCCGGGGATGCCGAACGCCATCGCGATCCGCGACTCCTGCATCGCGTTCAGTTCCTTCGGCAGTGCGTCGCGGAGGCCACGGTTGAGCCCCATCTGTTGGTAGGTGGACTCGGTGTTGTCGAGGATCATCAGCTTGCCGGGACGGCTGGGATTGCCGAAGCGCTGGTCGTGCTCCGCGTCGATCTTCTCCCTGGTTGCTGCGCTGAGGGTGCCCTTGACCGTGAGGATGGCGCCGGGGCCGGTGCCTCCGTTCTCAAAGAAGCCCTTCAGGAAGTCCTTCATGTAGCCGTCGATGTCGATGCGTCCAGAGATCGCCATCAGCGGCGGCATCCCGTAGTAGTCGTTGAGGGGGTTCCGGGTCCGGAAGTGGATGATGTCGGACGCGGGGTAGATGATCTTCTCCGTCCCGAGGTTGTACTCGTAGCCGGAGATGAACTTCGCGGGGTCAGGGATCGCTCGCACGCGGTCCGGGCGCAGCCGCCAGAGTTCCGCCACGGTGCCCTTAAGCGGGCCGTTCTGCACCCGCGCCTTGTAGAGATAGCTGTTCCCCGCCAGGCAGCGGTCCATGACGACGGTGCCCCACATCTGGCCCCTGGACATGAACGGGTTGGGAGCGTTGAGGAGCCTGACAAGCGGGTGGTTATCCAGCTCCTCAACGAAGCCATTCTCCACGAGACGCGCGTTGGGTCGCGTGAGCCCCTTCGACATGTAGTCCGCGTAGAGGCTGCGGATCGTCGCCTTGTTGCGGCGCCAGCGGCGGCCGCTGATATGCGGCTCGCCGGCCGACGACGCCAGCAACTCGATAGCGGCGAAGACGATCTCGTTGGTGGCGTAGGCGCGGGCGAAGTTGAGATAGCTTGTCTGCGGCGGGGCCGAACCCCATCCACCCTGCGATTGCACGAAGGCGGGCGCCCTGTTGCCGATCCGTAGTGTATCAGCGATCAGGCCCATGTCGTCACACTCCACTCAGGGATAAGAACAGCCGAACCGCCACCGCCAGTACCACCGCCATCGATAGAGTCGCCACCGCCACCGCCACGATCATTATGGCGAAGGTGCCCAGCGCGCGGCGGTCGGCCCCGTCGATCATACGAACATCACCCCGACCTCAGCGGTCTCATGCCGCATCACGCGGTCGATCACCCCTACGGTCCCGATGATGCCGTCGATCTTCCCTTGCGACGTCGCCTTATCCGGCTTCAGGTTCCCGGCCGGGTCCTGCTTCACCGCCACGTTATCGGCCATCCAGCGCAGGATCGGGTTGCCCCCGTGGTGGACCTTGTGACCGAGCAGGCGCCGGTGGAACTCCGCCATCGGCGCCGCCATGCCCAGGAAGCCCATCCCTAGCCCGAATATCTTGATACCCTCATCGGCAAGTGTACCAGCAATCTGGTGCGCCTGAAACAAACGGTCGACGTTCATGTCGATGAGCCGGAACATCTGCGCGTCCTTGAGTATCTGCGCCTGCACGAAGGCGAAGTCGGTCGCGTTGCCCACCGTCACGCTCAGCGCGCCCTTGTCGCGCCACACCCGGTACTGGTCCGCGTAGCGGTTGGAGGGGTCGGTCAGCTTCGCCTCCGGGCACCAGAAGCGAGCCACGATGTCCAGGCACTCGTCATCGCAGATGTGGCTCCCGAACTTCCGCCCAACCTCGGAGGGGAAGCCCATCACCCAGGCCGTCATGTCGGAGACAGTGGCCAGGTCCAGCATCCCGTAGCACTCGCGGCCCGCGAGATCCGCCTCGTCCACCGTCCCAGCGTTAGCGTCCCACAGATCGAGATCGATCCAGCGGTCGACCTGCTGCGTCCAGCGGTTGCAGTGGAGCCGCTGGAATGTGTTCTGCTTCGCCGGCGAATGCTCCGCCTGGCGGCACTGGGTTAGCAGGTACTCCAGCTTCACCGACACGCCAAGGTTCGGGTTCGCCTTCGGCCAGCACTCCGGGTCCTTCCAGTCGTCCTCTTCGTCTATCGCTGCGATGTAGGCGAAGTAGCTATCGTCATCGATGACCCCGGCCAGGACTTGCTCGCCGTACTCATGCTGCTCCCAGCAGATCGACTGCCGGTCCGAGCCCGCCGTCGTCACGACGAACGTGAGCGGCTGGCGGCGGGAGCCCATCGCGGTTATCAGAACGTCCCACATCGTCCGCGTCTTGTGGGCGTGTAGCTCATCGACGAGATTGCCGTGGATGTTCAGCCCGTCGGTGGAATCCTCGTCAGCGCCGAGCGGCATGAACTTGGAGTTGCCGGAGTGGAGGTTCCCCACCAGCACCTTGATATCGCCGCGCAGCTCCGGCGAGCTCCTCACCATCCGCTGCGCTTCACCCCAGATCAGCTTCGCCTGGTCGCGCTTCGTGGCCGAGCAGAAGACTTCCGCGCCGGGCTCGTCATCGTAGAACGCCAGCAGCAGCCCGACGCCGGCGGCGAGCGTGCTCTTGCCGTTCTTGCGGGCAACCTCCGTGTATCCGATCCTGAAGCGCCGGAACCAGCCCGTCTCCGCTGGTGCCTGCTCCTCTTCGTCATCCGGCGCAAAACAGACGCGGCAGTCAATCGTGCCGTCCCCCATCGGCAGCCACGACGCGCACTGTGGGCAGCGCCCGTACTCGCGCTGCCAGCCGAACAGGGAGCCGACGACGAACTTCTGCCAGGCGCCCAGGTCGAACGGCCGCCCCGCCCATTCGCCCTTACTGTGGTGCAGGAAGCCGAAGAAAGCGATCGCGCGCTCCGACGCCCGCTCGTCGAAACGCAGGCCGCGCGCCGGGCCGGTGGCCAGGTCGTTCAGGTGGCGCGCGCAAGCCAGCTTCACCCACTTGCCGGCGACGATGCGGCCCGCCTGGACGGCTTCGGCGTACTCGGTGACGGGGGGGGCGATAGCGGTGGTCAATTGTTATACCGCCTTCTCCGGAAGTGGTGCCCGCCAGATACGGGAATCACTTCGCCTGCTGCCCACGCTTCCACGCCTCGAAGGGGTTCGCGTCCTTATCGGGGTCCTCAACGGTGAGACGCGAACGGCTGCTCGGCGTGAGCCCGAACTGTTGGAACATGTTGTAGACGCGCTTCCAGGCGTCCGAGGCGATGGCGACTTCCGGCCGGGGCCGGATCATGATTCGCTCTACGGTGTGCCCGGCTTCGTCCATCTGGAGATGGCGGCTCTCATATGTCATACCGTGCTTCTGCACCTCGTCGCGTGCGTCCAGGTATTCGGCGTAGGCAGTGCAGAGGAGGGCGAGAGAGTGGACGTCCGCCGGCGTCAGGACCTTCATGCCCATCACGAGCGGAGCCACCCTCTTCCAGAGGAGCTTCGCCCGGTGCCGCAACCAGTCGGGCGGCTCCGTTGATCCCGGCGCAGGCTTCGGCTCACGCTTGTTCAGGGCGCGCTTGCCTGGATTCCCGGTGAGTACCTTGAGTGCGGTGGGCTTCGGGCGGCGGCCAGCAGTCAAGGTCTGACCTCTTTCAGATTCTCATTTCGCGGTCGTGCGAGCGATGCTAGGCGGCGCCAAAG